CTGCGTAAGTCTTAAAGTAATATTATTTTTAAATTGAACTGAGGGAGTTTTACCTAAAATATCTCTTAATAAAGTACTATCTAAGCAATCTTTTATAAATCGAAGTTTCAAAAAGTGAGATAATCTCTCAAAATCTTCATATGTTTTTACAAGAGTTAAATCAGTAATTGGCTCAGCTGGTATAACAGTAATCACAGTCTTTTCTGTTTCTGTTACTGTTTCAGGTAAATTTGTTTTGGAGAGAACTTCTTCTACTGCAGGTGGTGCTACTGGAAGTGGTTTAAGTGGAGCAATCATTCCAGGAGCTGAAATCATTTGTTCAGTAATAAAATGGGAAAGTTTTGTTTCTACGATCTCAGAAGTTGTAGTGGAATCAGAAGTAATTTCTTCAATCCAACCATTATCCATATATCCTCGGAGACTTCCAACCTTCATACTCTTCCTCACATCTTCAGGATCTAGTACATCTAAAGGTATTTCCTGGCCCTCTACTACTTTTAAAGAAGGAGCCCATCCGTTATTGTATCTAACGGATAAATCGGGGAAGTTCAATTCAGTACGGCATTCTTTTGCATTCTTAATTTTGACTCGTAATCGCATAGCTTTCCTTTTCTTTGTACAACAATTTAAAAATTACAATAGAAGGGCCTTTCGACCCTTCCTATGTAATCTTTATCGTAACCTATTTATTAGATTAAGATTGTTAGTATTTTTGTACCACAACCAGCATCATTACAAGCTTGCAATGGAATACGAAATTCTCCGACACTATTAGGAAAAATATTACCAGTGATTAATCCTGTTGCATGATTAATAGTCAAATCCCATGGCAAATACGTTGCATAGAATAATGTTGGTGTATTGATCGCAGTAATCTGATAGCTAAATGCTGTACCTAAGCTAGCTGGAGCATTTACTGTTGCTGCGCTTGGGAATGTAACAGTTGTACCAGAAGGGCCGTATGTAAGAGCACGACCATTGAGTACACTTGCTGCAGCAAAGGTAATAGAAGTACCTGCTAAGATATTACCATTAACAATACAATCTGCACCAAAGGTGAAGGTTGTACCAGTTACAAAGTACACATTGTCAGCTGTAGCACCATTTTCTAATACAACAGAGGCATTCGCTGGCATCGTGAGAGCATCTACAAATGTAAATACATATTGTCCTGCTCCATTCAATGTCAATGGACCAGCACCCCATATACCAGTGGAAGACGAAGCATAATTACCTGGAACAGCTGTATAACCACCGAGATCTGTTGAAGAGATATCAGTCGTGGGTGTAAGAGCCTTCAATGCCGTTGCTGCTGCGGTTGCATCAGCATGAGCCTGAGCAGCGATTGTATCACCTGCATGTAACGTGCCTGTATATGTGCCTGGAGGGAAACCAGTAATTGTAGATCCTGGAGAAATACCGAGATCCCCATGGAGTACAGTTGCTCCAGTGTTTGTAACTGCTGTATCACCTAAAACAGCGAATGTGGAAGCTGAAAGAAGGTAAGCATTACCAAGACTGACAGCAATATCACCAACACTGGTAATAACTGGTGCTTTATAGTCTGGTGTAACCTTTTCTAAAATATTGTTAGCTTTTAAAATCCAAAAGTCTGTCATTGTAAATCTCCTTATTTATATCATATTTTTATTCTACATATTCTTGTCAAACTAAATTCTTCTATTCGAGGCGTTTAGGCTTGAATACGAAATCTGTGCAATGCCTATACAGGCGAATATGCACACATCTTACTGCATAGGACTTACTTGAGAAAACTACATTCAGAGGGACCTTGCGATCCCTCCAATGTAGATTCTTTAGCTTAGTGTAGCACTGTATGTGGAACTTACTGTCAACGAGCGGCTAGGAGCTGAAAGTGCTAAATGCACACTTCCTGCTGCTGAATCTGTAACAACGATTGCAGCTTGTCCCATACTCATTGTAACAGTAACTGGAGAAACATGTCCATTAATACGTGGAGCTGTTCCACCAGAAGCAACGGAAACAACTACAGTTGTATTGCCATCCCATGAGTCAATTGCACCTGTTGCACTCTGTACTTGAAGAGCAGTAGCAGCTCCAACCAGATGTGTTGCAGAGGAAGCAGTAGGACTAAATACAATCTGTGTATCATTGGCTGAGATCCAATTCATCATTGCAGCAGGAAATAATACAGATGAATCAATTGTATCATTAACTGGATCTGGAAGCATAACTTCACCTGAAGCAATAAGTGAAGCAATGCTAGGTTGCATTGCATGAAGTGACTGTGCATCCATTGCAGATAAAAGATCCACCGTTGCACTAGGAGCAATTACGAGAGGATTTGTAGGATCGAATCCTGGAACGAACAAAGTGACAGGATTTGTAGAACTTGCATTTGTGAGTGAGCGTGTTAACATTACCATTATTTAAGTCTCCTTGAATTTATTAAATTTTTAAAACTCTAATCTGAACGAGATGAGATTCTTAATGTATAAAACGAAGCGTGAATGAGGACTACCTTCTTTTCAAAATTGGAGCATGTTTGATGAGTTTTATCCGTGTGTTACATGCTTTAACACGGCTCTTAGGATCGTCATCCTAAATTAATTGGTGGATCATGCACTTCGGGGAAGCAATTCCCCAGATTATCTTTAAGCTCCTGCAAAAGAGCATCCTGGTCTCCAGCACATGAACAACAGGTTCACCAAATGGTTGCGGATAGTGAAATCGAATCACTCTAGATAGGCTTATGAGACCCATAGGTTCACCAGAACCTTAACCCGCGAAATTGACTCAGGTTGGATATAAGAACTTCTTATAGGACCAATTGCTGAGTATACTAAATTAGTGAACGTAGACCTGTAACACCATCGAACCAACGCCACCTTCATTAACTGCATGAATCACAAGATTATATACACCTTTGCTATTAAGCCAAGTTGTTCCACTGATTACTCCTGTGGTTGTATTAATAGATAATTCATAAGGAAGCGCATCTACATAAAATGCTTCTGGACCATTTGTAGCTGTGATCGTATAGCTGAATGCCGAACCTGAAGCATTGAGAACTTTATTTGCGCTTGTAATAAGAGGTGCTTGTGGAAGTACAGCAAATTTCTGCATTACGCCGCCAGCTTTTAAAACCCAATTTTCTACCATGTTAAATCTCCTTACAACAATATTTTTAAAACTTCTTATCAAAGTAAATTAGCTATCTAATCCTCGATTCTTAAACAAATCGTTCCTGGATTTTTTAAGCCCAGGAGCTTTTAATCTACTTCCACGTCAGGCTATGTTCCTTGTCGGGTTTTTCCCTGCACAGCCATAATGCAAGAGCTTTCTAACAGCCCTGCGCTCACCGTCGAAACGAATGAGGGAATAAATTTTATAAATATGGTCAGAGATGAAGGAATCGAACCTTCTCCTATAGTATCCAAGACTATAACGCTACCAGTACGCCAATCCCTGATGATATTTACAAAACTATCCCCAAGAACAACATACTATGCTTAGTCATCTTGTGAAGAAAACATACTCTTACGAGTAAGGGGGATTTATTTTACTTTCTTCTATTTAAATTTATTCAGCTGTTAGGACTGGACTCGAACCAGTAACCTCATCCTTAACAGGGATGCACTCTACCATTGAGTTACCCAACAGCGAAGTAAACTGAATTTGCTTAGTGGACCTAACGTGAGTCGCACACGTATCACCACATTGCAAATGTGGCATAATCCTGTTATACTATAAGCCCACTAAACAAACTCTTCTTTACAAGTATACCATATGTTAATAATTTTTGCAACTATTAATACACTTAGAGGGACCCAGCAAAGCTGAATCCCTCCAATGTATCAACAGATTATGGAAGTGTGATTTTGACGATACCTTTGGCGTATCGGATCAAGAATCCTAGATCTTCCCAAATGGCGAATACGTCAGCCATTTTGTTTACATCTTTCATTGTTTCGACTGATAGATCTGTACGGATTGCCAACACGCCGAGGTAATCAGCTGGAGCCAATACGAAACAGGCATTAGAAGGAACAACGACAGACTCTAGAACGTCTACGCCCATGATTCCACCTACGCGACCAGCTTTGAGGGCTGTGTCTTGGAAGTTAGGAGCGAAGATACCAAGTCCACCATTACCACTTGGAGCATTGTTGAACAACAACAAGTCTCGACGTGTTAGTGGGTTGATGTACAATTTGCTGGCAACCAAGAGCTTTGAGCTGAGGGTTACGATTGCGGTAGCCAAGGTGTACATGGACAATCCAGTTGCGCCATTGGCGATAACTGAAGGGTTGTTGGTTGCAGCGGTTGTTCCAGCGAGAGATGCTGCGGGTGTCTGATTTGTCAAACCACTTGCGAAGTTGATCAAATTATAACCACGGGTATCTTCCTGTAACATGATCGATGCTTTTGCGCGTTCTTGTGTTCTGTTCAGAACGTCATATTTGCGGAAGTTCGATTCATTCCAACGGATCATTGGGCGAGTAGAAATAGGTGACGTTTCTACGCGAATACGATCTGCTAAAACTTCGAGCTGTGCTGGCAAACCTTCAACGGAAATGCTTGCAGCTGGTACATCAACATCAGCATCGAACACTGCTTCTTCTCCGAGAGCTAGTTTATAGGTCTGGAAGAGTTGGCGAATGCGTCCTTCATATAGAAGTTCGCGTTTGAGTGGCGATAGCATCTGTTGTGCGATTTTCTGAAGTCCACCTGGGGAATTCATCAAGCGTGTTAACTTCTCTTCTACTTGTGCGCTTGAAAGAACTTCCAAGGCTGCTTCTTTGTTAATATCGTTCATAAATAAATTTCTCCTTTAAATTACAAGTCAGTCTCACGACCAATCTTGTTTACAACTAGAACCTATACCTAATTTCTTAGATAATCGATTTAATTTCCAACTGGGTTGGTGCTGTTGCAACGTCGAAGCTTACAACGTAACCAACAATAACTCTGCTTGTTGCATCAGATGTGATAAGACCATCGGTTGTTGCAGAAGCATAGACGGCTGCGTTGACGGCATATGTTGCTGTTGCATCATATGGGAACCCACGACCATCGTTATAAAGAACGAAGTCACCACCATCTAGGTACACAGATTCGAGTCCACCACGGTTGAAGTTGGTGTAGTCATAACCCTGTCCTGCGACTTCACCGTTTGCTGGCTGAAGAGGGAAGAAGATGTTGGATTCAATTGCTAGACCGTAAGGCTGTCCAGATGTCTGGGTATGATCCCAAGGCAAGAGCTGACCAGCTGCATTCAATTGAAGCAAGTTGCCACCTACGATGTTACCAGAGGCGATTGGATACGATGTGGAACGGTTTACTTCCTTAATTTGTCGAATTGCCATTTTGAGACTCCTTGATGTATTTTTTATTTCTATTCCATCGAGTCGTTTCTATTCTAGTTGTGGATCTTATTTAAAGGTCTCACATCATCTTGTGAGAAATCGGGTAGTCTTTTATACTTTTAAACTTCTCTTACTTCAAAAGCCTTACAATGTCACCTTTCTCACGAAATGACAAGGTTTGTGTCTAAATCTTACTGAGGACGATTCTTTGTTCCGAATGTGTCAAAGATTTTCTTCAATTGAGCATCTTCTGAAAGCTCTTCACCAAATGAAGGAGAGACGAAAATACGATTTGCTCTCTTTGTATTTACTGAAGTTGCAGGAGACTTGAGATCTGAAACTACTTTCTCTGTGGCTAGAAGTGCATTGTCATCCATTGCCATTAGTTCTTTCTGTTTTGCTGTAATGGCGAATTCAAATGCTTTCTTCTGTGCATCTAATAGGTATGTGCCAATTTTCATTTCGCTTTCATAGACTTCTTTGCTCATTTGAAGAGCATCTTTTTCAACTAATGCAGCTACAATTTTCTTGCAACGTTCTGCACGAACTTGAATTACAGAAGCAAATTTCTTTGCCTTTTCAGAAGCGACAATTGCTGCTTCTTTTGCATTGATTGTTGCTTCTTTTTCCGCAAGTGCTGCTTCTTTAATCTTAAGAGCAGATTCTTTAAGTCCTAGTTCATCCTCATGTGCCTCTTCAGCACCTGGATGTTCATCCATCTTAGGCTCTTCCATCTTCTCTTCTACTGGAGCTGCAATACCTGGAACTTCTGGTTTTGCTTCTGCTTCAGGAGGAAGACCAAGAACAGCTTTCATAAGAGGTAGAACAACAGTCATGTCTTTACCAAAACCATCTGGTAAACGTTTGACTTCCTGACCATCTTTCATAACAATAATTTCTTTAGATTCTTTATCCTTGCTGGCTGTATAACCTTCACCGATATCAACATTCTCAGCAGTGTCAAAGGCAGACACTTCTGCGCCTGGAGCATCAGTCTTAGGTCCACCCATTGGAAGATCCATAGGTTTTTCATCTACAGGCATCTCAGGTTTCATAGATTCCATAGGACCTTTATCTTCTGGCATAGGCATTTCAGTTGCGGCCTTTTTGTTAACTGATTCAATATCTTTAGGATCTTTCTTTAGATCGCCACCTTCGCGTGAACTTTCAGGTGTATCTCCAGCGGTTGCCTTAGAAAGTGCTGGTTTATCTTGAACTGCTTCAATTGGGGCAGAGCTTTCAGATTTAGCAGCTTCTTTTACTGCAGATTCAGCTTTATCTCCAACTTCTTTCTTACTATCAGGAAAAGTTGTTCCTTTGGAACTTTCATCACTCTTCTGAGTATTAGGAATATGATCTGCTGGAGTTGTTGTACCCTTTACTGCTTCATCAGGTTTCTTCGTCAAATTTGGGGTCTTATGCTCTGTATCACCTTGAGCACTTGTCTCAGGAGCTGCGGATGGTTTTGCTCCACCAGGAACGGTTGTCCCTTGAACGGATTCTTCTACTTTATCACCCATCGTTTTTGTACCGTCGGGTAATGTTGATCCTTCAACTGATTCGTCTGGTGTGCCATCAGATGCTTGCTTTTTCATATCGGTCTCCTGAGCTATAAATTCGCTGTGTGCTTTCGCAACTGCTTCAGCATTTTTCATTCCACTTTCAATATATTTTTTTGCAGCTGTTTTAATGAATGCCTGTGCTGGAACAGTAAGAGAAGCCCAGCTAATAAGAGCAGATTTTTTATCTGATTTCTTATCGCCTTCTTTTTCTTCCTCTTCCATTCGTTCTTTACCTTCGGCAACATAATCAGTCTTCACTTCTTTCTGAGACTTCTCTGTTTTCTTCTCCTCTGGATTCTTAGGAGTTGTTTTTACTTCCTTACCTTCTGCGTCTACCTTTGGTTCTGCATAATCAGTTTTAACTACTTTAGCCTTTGGAGCTGCTGGACCTGTTTGGCCTTTCTCTTGACCAGGCATTTCAATCTTAGAGTCCTTTACATCCTTATGAGCTGGTGCTGCAGGACCTTTTGAACTTGTTCCTGGTTTAGGTTTTTCAAATTTAGGATTTGTTGGATAGCTATGTTCTTTGTTACTTGTACCAGTTGATGGTTTTGCGCGTGTACCTGAAGGACCCATCTTTGGTTCAGCAGCTGTTTTCGAAAGCTTATGGGAAACATCCCATGCATCAGCAAGCTTCTCAATACCTTCTTTCGTATAACGAGCAATGATCTCGTTAGCATACTCACCACTGGTTGCCCAAAGTTGATCAGAGAATGACATGATCTCAAATTGAGATCCCCAAATTTCCTTTAAGGAAGCTTCGAGAACACATTTATCACCATCATTAACAGACCATGTTGAATCTAAAACGTTATTTTTATCTTCAGTAAATTTAGCTGTAACTGAAGATTTCTTTTTATTCCACTCTTCTTCATGTTTTGCACAAAGAGAACCTGCACAATCTGGATCATATTCATGGCTAGGGTCTTTTTCAGATTTAAGATCCTCACAACGTTCACACTTAGCAGCTTCTTTAGAAAGGGATTCTTTAACTTTAGCAACAATCTTAGAAAGGAAGGACTCTTCTTTAGCAGCTGAATCAGCCACAACTTCCAGGCTGGCAATATCATTAGCTTTCTTGGTCTTATGGGTTATAAAAGACTCAAGCTGTTCCATCTCATAAGCCGAAATCTTATTTAAAATCTTTTTTGTTTCATCATTTGGAACAACGCTCTTATCAGCCATGGACGACTCCTTTTCAACTGGTGGGCAAATGCCACAAAAATCAGCTTTTAGTTGGATCTTAGTAGTATCATCTAATTTATTAAATAGTTTATCCATCTGTGCAGATAAGTCTAACTGCTCTTTCTTTGACAATGAACCTTTCTTTGAAACCTGACTTTTCATATTAGACAAAACGGTTTTAATAACAGCTGTTGGATCTGCAGGAACTCCTACAATCGAGTCCTCATT